GGAAAAGAGCTACTATTGTAGCAGCATTAAAAGAAGGTCCAGATAAACTTTGGAAACTTTGGGAATCTGAATCAGGTGAGAACGGTGAGTTTAGATCTGCATCTTGGAATAATGTAACAAACTATATGCTAGAAGCTATTAAAAATGGTAGCTTAAATCGTAGGCATATAGAAGCATGGGGTGAACAACCTTTTGATGGTAAGGAAGGTAGTAAGATGGTTATGCATCACCATCCCGGAAGATGGACTAAACTTATGGATGCTGTATCTGCAGCTGAAAGAGCTGAAGCAGCTAGAAACACAAGCCAAGAAACTGTTCGTAATTCTCAACTAAGTAAACAAACTGAAGATTTAAGAACTGCTATAGAAGCATCTGAAAATCAACCTAACAGATCTGAACTAGCTACAATGATAGCTGAAGCAAATAAGATGCATGGTCCAGACAATAAAATGTCTAAGATGCTTATGAACTTCTCAAGAGATCATGTATCTGAAGCTAATGATAAAGTCTATATACCATGGCTTAATGAGTTAGAAGCACAAGGTTTGTTAACTCCTAGTATAGTTGAGAAAGCTAACCTTACATGGGTTGAGCGTGCTAAGTATATTAAGAAAGCTAACGAGAATAGCCCATATGCAGCGTCAGAAGATCAGATAAAACTGATGGATGACTATGTTGAAAAAAAGATTGAAAGAGCAATCAATGATTTTGGTCTTGAAAGTAAACATGTCCCTTCATCTGCTATGGCATTATATGAAGGTAAAGCTAGTCTAAAAAAATACTTCCGTACCTATGCACAGAAAGCAGGTGCTAATTCTCAAGAAGTATATAATGCTGCTATTGCTGCATGGAACGCTGATTTTAAAGAGAACTACCAGATAGTCGAATTTCAAGGTGGTACACGTGCACCTTATTTTAAGAACTTTGCTATTGGTAGTAAGATATCACCAGTACCTTTAAGTGAGATCACTACAAAAGAGTTAGCAGATAACCCTAACCTACTAGATCAAAAACTTTTAGTAGATGGTGTCGGTCTTAAGAAATTCTTTGACCAAGCTGCAATGGGTAGGTTTAATGGCTGGCCTTCAGATATTATGCATCTTCAAAGTAAGATAGGTCTTGGTCCACAAGGTCAAGTTATGACTGAAGCTGATATAGCAACGAGACAATTAGAAGTACTTAAAGAAACAGGTCAAGTACCTAAAGATTATAAGTTACCACCAGAATTAATGCAAGCATATAAAATTGGTACTGGTATTATCAGACCTGAGTGGAAGAAGTATATTTGTGGTTCTAGATGTAACAAGCACAGCACAGCAGCTGCACTTGTATATAGTGGTTATGAAACTAAAGAAACTAAGAATCAAGGTTTAGTCGCTGTCAGTTCGGATGGGTTTAGTATATATAGACAAAGACAAAACATGGAACTATATAAAACACCAGCTGATGCTGATTGGACAGAATACTTAATAAATGGAGGTGGTGCAATTGTCTGATTATAATACAACAGAAGCTCAACATGCTATTCCTGATAATGACAAGGAAGAGTTTGAACAACAGCTCCAACAGAAACACCTTAAGCAAAAGGAACAAGCTGAAGGTGGTGGTCCGATTGAAGAGGTCGAACCTGAGTCAACATCATCATCTCCTGTAACTACAGATAAAGCTGTTAAAGGTGGTGAAGGGGATTATTCTTGGGGTGGTCACGAAGATCAAAAGAAAGCTAAAGCTACTACAACTGATAAAGCTGTTAAAGGAGGTGAAGGTGATCACTCATGGGGTGGTCATGAAAGGCAGCAAGATAAATATGGTTTACAGAAACCTGCTAACGTCAGTCAAGAGGATTGGGATGCTAGACCAGAGTGGTCCAGAGGATTAGAGAACATCGTAGCTGCAGGTTCTACACCAGCATTAGGTGTTGCTGATTTTGTCGCTGATGCAGCTGCATTAGTACCATTCTTAAAACCTGTTAGTGAATGGTGGAATGAAAACTCACCACGATCTAACCATCCAGCTCATAAAGCAACTAGAGATGCAGCTTCTATCATTATACCTACAATGTGGGGTGGTGGTGTTGTAACTGGTTCTCTTAGATCTGCTACAGCTAGTATGGCTATACCTAAAGCTACACGAATACTTGGTAGTATTGCAGCTCATGCAGGTGTAGACACAGCAGTGACTTCTATATCCTCTCATTCTAAAGATCAGGAGAATATAGCAGGAGCTTTAAATGAATGGTTAGGTTGGGATATACCATGGGCTACCAGAGATGGTGACAGTCCAGACGTTATACGAAAGAAGAATATTTATGAGTCAGCTGGTCTTAGTGTAGGTGTAGATTTAATTACATCTGCATTTTCTTTAGCAAAAGCTTTGAAGGTTATCCCCGGAGATGAGTTTGCTGAGCGTGCTTTAGCTAGACACAGATTAGGTTTTGAAGGTGAAGATCCTATTACTGCTAATGTCTTAGGACGTAGATCTAGTAGGACTAAAGCTCAAAGAGCTGAAGCTATAGCTAGAATGGTTAAAGATCCTCAAGGTACTAAGTATGACCCATTTGTTAATAAACCATCCTTAGGACCAGAAAGTAGAGCTGTATCTGATTTAGAAGTTAACCCTATCAAAGCTAAGATAGATAACTGGCGTATACAAAATAATGTAGGTACCACTAATGGTAGAGCTAGACCTGTAGTAAGTACTAGGTTTATCAAAAGAATGAATGACGCTACACCTTCACAAAGAGCTGAAGGTTATAGGAATTTATTTGATAGAGATATAGCAGCTAACGTAGGTGCTAAGATTGATGGTACAGTTATACCTCCAGATGAAATAAACCAAGCTGTTACTAAACTATACAATCAGGTGTTTAATCCTGATGTAAAGTTAAGTCAGATGGAAAGTGCTCTCAATGATATGAAACATAACTTCTACCAAAAGAAGAATTTCATGGGGGATACAGAATGGAGGATTGTTAACGAAGCTTTTGTCAGTGCATTTGAAAACGTATACAACCCTAAAGTAATGCGTGCGTCAGCTATGGTAACTAACCAAGCTGGTGGTGACATTGCAGATATAGCAACTGGTATGTCTATGATTGGCGATGTAGCCATGACTGGTAGGCAACAGGAAATGATGATTGATAAGCTTAGACTACTTAGTAGAGAAGTTAGAACTAACCAGTACATATCAAATAAGTTTGGTGAGTACAGACAATTAGAGTTAGGTAATAACCCATCTGCACTTAAGAAGTTTATCCTAGATCAAAATGATAACTTTGCTAAAGGTTTACAAAGAGCACAAGCTAAATCTGATGAGTTCTACCAAACACTAGAACAGATAGCTGACACTAATCCTGAGTATCTTAAACCACTTGCTTATGCAATGGAAGCTACTAATGGTGAAGTAGATCAGATATTTAAACTACAACGATGGGCTGAAGAAAACATAGGATTTATTAAAAAAGGATTCTATGACGGTAACCCTGAAGTACCTAGTTTAATTATTAAAGGTTTGAACGGTGTACGTTATAACCACATACTAGCTGGCTTGGCTCCTGTAAGAGCTTTCACTGGTAACAGTATGTTAACTGCATTTAAACCTGCTACAGTAATGGTTGGTGCTGCTGCTACAGGTGATACAAAAGCTATTAAAGCAGCTTTGTGGACCTACGGTGGTATCCAAGAGAACTTCAAACGTGCTTATAAAGTAATGGGTGACGAGTGGCGTTTAGCTAAACAGCGTCCAGAGGAAGCTATGATGCGTGGTCGTGCAGATCTACGTCAAGCTAAGATGGATAACTTTGAAGCACTCGAAGCCATGTCTGAGGTATGGAAAAAAGAAGGTAATACAGGTAAGGTGGCTATGTGGAATATAGCTAAAGGTCTATCAGCATATAACAATAACCCATTTGTTAGATGGGGTATTAATGCTATGTATGCTATTGATGGCTTTACAAGTTCTATGATGGCTAGTGGTTCTGCTAGAGCTAGAGCATATAACATCTTAATGGAAGAGACTGGAGGTGCTTTTAGCCAAGGTGCATTCGATAAACTACAAAAGAGATTATATAGTCAAGCATTTGACCACACTGGTTTACTTACAGATAAAGCAGCTAAACATGCTTCACAAGAGATAGCACTTAACTTAGATAATAAAGTAGCTAGTGATCTTAATAACTTCTTAGAGAGATTTCCAGTTGCTAGACCTTTATTCTTATTTCCAAGAACAGGTCTAAACGCATTAAATATGACATGGACTTTTACTCCGGGTAGTGGTTTATTACCATTACAGACAAAAGTTCGTAAAGTATTTACAGCAAAAAATGCTCAAGAAATTTCTGAAGTATTAATGGACCATGGTCTTGAAAATACTGATGAAGCATTTGCAGCACTTAAATCTGAGTACGTTGGCCGTCAATTGATGGGTGGTGCAGTGGTTACAGGTGCTGGTATATGGGCATTAAATGGTAACTTAACTGGTAATGGACCTGCTAATGCTGGTGAAAGGAAACGTATGATGACTATGGGTTGGCAACCTAACTCTATCAAGAATCCAATCACAGGTAAATGGCATAGTTATAAAGGATTTGAACCATTTGATACATTACTTGGTTTAGTTGGAGATGCAGTATACTTCTCTAACCGTGTAGATGATTCTATTACTGAGCAAACATTCCAAAAACTAGCGTTCTCTATTAGTATGAACGTATCTAACAAGACATTCCTTAGTGGATTTGAACCGTTAGTATCTATGTTCTCTGGTGATGAAGGTGCTTTTAATAGACTAATTGTTAACCAAGCTGATTCTTTGATACCATTCGCTCCATCTGGTACTAGGAGTATATTAAATAATATGATAGCTCCACAGTTAAAAGATGTAGAGAATGACTGGGGATCATTAATGGCTAATAAATGGAAGTTTATGGGTCCAAACAGTTTAGTAGATCAAGTTGATATATACACAGGTAAACCAATAAGATTCCAAGAACCTCTTACAGCTGCAACCAATGCGTTCATGCCATTCTTTAAATCGAATGCTGACATGGAACCATGGAGACAGTGGTTGTTAAGTACTGGTTGGGACTCTGTAGGAAGTATGAAAATCAATCCTATTAGTAAACAACCTATGACTCCTAAAGAAAGACAGTGGGTTAACAACTGGATAGCTAAGAACATGAACCTAGCTGGACAGATTGAAGGTATGATGAATCATCCTAGTGGGTTCTGGACAAACAAGATGAAGGAATATAAGAAGGCTAGAGGGATGCAAAAGCAGAAAGATTTTGGCCTAAAAAATTTGGTGGTACATGAGGAGTTAAATCGTATTCATAGAAATGCTATGAAGTACGCTTGTTCTGCAATGGAGAGATACTTTGAACAGTATTCAGCTGTTGGTCTACAGAACACTAGAGTTAAGAACTCCTTAAGACAAGGTAATATCCCACAAGCTTTGGAAGCAAGTAAAACAAAACAGGAATTACAAAGTTTAATCGAATTCTAAAATGACCGTAACAATTGAAAATTTATATACGAGTAACGGCTCCACCACCGATTATTCGTTCACATTCCCATATTTAGACACAACTGACATCAAGGTAAGTCTTGATGGAGTTATTACAACTGCATATTCGTTGCTAAATGCAACAACGGTTAGGTTTAATAGTGCTCCCAATAATGGTGTAGCTATCAGAATTTATCGTGAAACAGCTTTTGAAACACCCAAAGCTACATTCTACCCCGGATCAGCTATAAGAGCTAATGATCTAAATGATAATACACTACAAAACTTATATGTAAACCAAGAATCTAATGATAAAGTTGACAGAGCTTGGTTAACAGGTGACCCAACTATTATTAGTACAGAATCTTGGCATACAACTGATGATACAAAGGTAGCTACAACTAAAGCTATCGAAGGTCGTATTGATACAAAAATAGATTCAGCATTAACTGATGATATTGCTGCTGGTTCTAGCATATCTATCACTGATAACTCACCTAGTTCTGGTAAAGTTACTATCAGTGTTATTGCAGCTACTGGATCTAACTCTGGTAGCATGTCAGCTTCAGATAAAAGTAAACTAGATGGTATAGATACTGGTGCTAAAGATGACCAAACAGCTGCTGAAATAAGAGCATTAGTTGAAAGTGCTACAGATTCAAATGTCTTTACAGATGCTGATCATAGTAAACTAAACGCAATAGAAGCAAGTGCAACTGCTGACCAAACTAACGCAGAAATTAGAGCTGCAGTAGAAGCAGCTACCGATTCAAATGTATTTACTGACGCTGATCATACGAAGTTAAATGCAATAGAAGCCAACGCTACAATAGATCAAACAGCCAGTGAAATTAAAACACTACTACAATCTAATAAACTTACTGATTCTGAAATAACAGCAGGTACTTTAGATAATAGGTATTATACAGAAACTGAACTGGATGCTGGTCAACTAGATAACAGGTATTACACCGAAACAGAATCAGACGCTAGATATTTCAATATTAGTACAGGTGACACTATTAAAAATGGTGACACCTTCCCAGATAATGACACAACCATAGCCACAACTGCTGCTATCAATGACAGGATTATTGATTTAGTAGATGACGTAGGTGGTTTCGTACCAATAGCTAATGAAACATCTTTTCCTAACGCTAACCCTGACGTTAATGACGGCACTGGAACTCTTGTATCTATTAAAGCTCTCAGCAGCAACCTTACCTCTAATGGATCTGGAGTTGCAACCATTTCTAATGGTACTGTCGGTAACTCAACAGTCACCATTACTGGTTTAGAGAATAGTACAACTTATGCAGCTACATTAGGTATGATTGTAGAGACAACCTCTACACTTAATACTTATGCATTCCATAGAGTAACACCTAAAGCTACAGAAGTAACAACTGTTGCTGGAAGTATATCTAACGTAAATACAGTAGCTGGAAACATTTCTAATGTAAATACAGTTGCTGGTAATAATACTAATATTAATACTGTAGCAGGTAATAATACAAATATCAATACTGTTGCTGCTGCTAATTCTAATATAACTACAGTTGCTGGTAATAATACTAATATAACGACAGTAGCTGGAGCTAATAGTAATATATCTACAGTTGCTACAAACATTGCTAATGTAAATACAGTTGGAGGAGCAATCTCTAACGTAAATACAGTAGCTACGAATATCTCTAGTGTTAATGACTTTGCTGCACGTTATAGAATATCAAGTTCAGCACCTACATCTAGCTTAGATACAGGTGATCTTTACTTTGATACTACTGGTAATGAATTAAAAGTATATAACGGATCAGCATGGCAAGGTGGTGTAACAGCTACAGGAAACTTATTGTCTAAAGCTGGTGATCAGATGACAGGTAATCTTACCTTCTCTGGTAGCCAAACAGTTGATGGTAGAGATTTGTCTGTTGATGGTGCTAAACTAGATAATATTGCAGCAAATGCTAATAACTATACACACCCTAATCATAGTGGAGAAGTAACATCTACTGCTGATGGTGCAACTGTTGTTGCTGATAATATAATTGATGAAGCTAACTTAAAAGTATCTAACTCACCTACTAATGGTCAGTTCTTATCTGCTCAATCTGGTAACACTGGTGGCTTGACATGGGCTACCCCTTCTAACGTAGGTGGCTCAGCAGGTGTTGACTTTGACGATAGTGTCAAGATAAGACTTGGTACTGGAAATGATTTTGAGATTTACCATGAAGGCGGCTCACCCGGTATAAATCATATTAAAGGAGTTGGTGATGCTCATCTGGAATTAGGTACAGCAACAGGAGCAGGTGATATCTTAATTAAATGTGGAGGAGACAATGCAATTGTTTGTGCTGATGATGCTCAAGTAGAACTCTATTATGACAACAGTAAGAGGATTGAGACGACCAGTGCAGGAGCTACGGTTTCGGGTGTTTTAACAACAGATGGTCTGGTGTTAGGTGACGGTGAAATAATTAAACTTGGAGCTAGTAGTGATTTACAGATCTATCACGAGAACACAAGTCACACCACAAGATTTCATGCTTATGCCGATAGAGTTATAGACATCTGCTACAACGAGACACACAGTGGGCTGAAAAAGTCTATGATCGTAGCCCACCCCGCTGGCTCAGTTAACCTTTACCATAATACTGTTCAAAAATTTACCACTACTGCTAATGGAATAAGTGTTACAGGTTTAATAAGTGCGACAGGCGATTTACTTTTAAATGCTGCTGATAGCCAAAAAATTAAATTAGGAGCAGGAAATGATTTAGAGATCTACTTTGACGGATCTAATTCTTACATAAAAGAACCATCAGCAAGTGCTGGTCAATTGATTATTGATGGTTGGAACGGAACAGATATTAGACAAGGATCAACTGGCGAGCACATGATTCGTGCGCTTGGTGGAGGAGCCGTAGAACTCTATTTTAACAACGTTAAGAAGTTTGAGACGACGGCTGACGGTGTAACAGTTACTGGTGATATAAACGCAGGTAGTGGTAATTATTTTTGTAACGATAATGGAAAATTAAGACTTGGTGGTAGTCAAGATCTAGAGATCTACCATGATGGAAGCGTAAATAAAATAGTAGGAACTGGGGCTCATGATATAGAGGTTTATACTAACAATACGAAACGATTTACAATTGGATCTAACGGTAATACTACTTTTGTAGACGATGCAAAATCAATCTACGGAACAGGTTCAGATTTAAGAATCTACCATGATGGAACCACAAACAGAATAGATGCAGTAACTGGTAATTTGCATATTAAAGGCAGTAATTTATCTTTAAAAAGTTATGCTGATGAAACTTACCTTGATGCTACCGCAAACGGGGCCGTAGAAATCTTTTACGACAACAGTAAGAAGTTTGAGACAACCTCTGGTGGTGTTAACGTTACTGGTGAAATTACTGTTAACGGTGCTGCTTTAAGTTCTGCTCCAACAATTACAGCTACAGCCGATGGAGCTATTGCTGCTGATAAACCTTGTGTTTTAACATCAGATGGTAAAGTTGCTCAAGCTGCACTAGCAACATCTAGTGAAAGTTCAGGGTTTGATATAGGTAAAACTAGCTTTATACATGGTAGTGCTAGTTCGTCAGCTGCTTCTGAAACTACGCTTCGATATAGTGCAGATTACGATACAACTAACAAAAAAATACTTCAAGTTTATAATTTAGGAAGTGGTGACGATAGGTTCTACGGGATAGTAGGTACTGTTGAAGGTAGTGGTCCTAGCATAACAGTGTCATGGGGTACTCCATTTTTAATTCAAAGTAATTATCTCACTGTAGCTCTATGTATATACAACCCAGACGAAAAGAAATTCTTAGTAGGTGGTGGTGATGCTACTGATAGTAAGACAAAGTTTTGGCACGTAACATTAGACTCTGCTGGTACAGCTACAGTTAGTTCGGTTCTATCGTTTGAAAAAGGAAATAGTACTGATTGGGGACCAAACACTGATTGGGATGGTTTTGTACCTTGTCTTAATAAACAGAATACACAATTAGTACAAATTATGTGTTCAGGTTTTTCTGCTGGATTTGGTTCTAACCCTGCAGTACACTTGCTGACAATCAATATGTCTGGTACTGCACCGACTAGAGAAGGATCATACAATACCTTCAATTATGGAGGTCATACACTCCAAGGAACCTCTTGTGTATGGGATACAGTTAGTAATAGAGTAGTAATTTGGTTTTCTCATAAAGCAAGAGCAGGTTGGTCTTCTTGGAACCATGCTGCAGGTTTTGCTACTTGGCAAGTTACTTACGACAGCACTAATAATTACTGGTGGTGGGACAATAGCACTAAGGTAGAAGACATTATACATAATTCCTCAAGTACTTCTTCACCATATTGGGATTGTGCTATAAGTCACATGCCTACAAATGGTTGCTTTTTAACTACAGCTAGGAAATGGACTGGTTCTGGTAATGATTATGATACAATAGCGAGAGTTATTACTATAGATAGTTCTGGTAATATCACAAAAGGAAGTGAACTGGAATATAACCATAACACTGACGATGGTGCTGATTACAGTAAATCTCCTGCAAATAGATTAGTAGTAAGAAAAGACGCTAGTAATGTTGAAAAAGCTTATCAAGTTGGATGTCAATCAGACTCAACAGCAAATTCATTTATAACAACATTTACTATCTCTGGAACAGGAAGTAGTGCTTCAGTAGCTACTGCCTTTACAACTTTAGGTTGGGTTTCAGGTGGTGCTAGTACATCTTGGACAGATACACAAAACACTACTGGTTTTTTAATTGATGACTCAATAGTATTTACTCAAAACACAATTGCAGGTAATAGTAATAATGCTATGACTATTCAATCAGGTGCTATTTGGTTTTCAGGACCAAACGCAGATGATAATAGTTTCTTAGGATTTTCTGACGCTGCTTATTCTAATGGAGCTACAGCTACCATAAAAGTTGTCGGTAACACCACTACCCAATCAGGATTATCACCAGCTACTAAATACTATGTTGCAGATGATGGTACATTAACTACTACTTCAATAGAGAACCCTTACGCTGGTAAGGCTCTTACTGCAACTTCACTACTCATTAAAGGTTAACTATGGCTTCTCTTAAATATACAGACGACAACGGAAAAGAAACAACATTAGATCTGACAAATAAAGTTAAAAATGACGACTTTGAAAGGTTTCTAATTGATAATACAGATAAACATTTAGTAACGCCTTTCCCTTATGAGGCGGATTACTTAAAGAAGTTGGGGTATTAATACCTATCCCTTTATTAACTACAATAACAGTAAAAAAGTAAACAAACAATGGCAACAAAAACTTGGCAAGTCAACACCCTTCAGCGTGAACTAGCAGACGGGTATGTAAACAAAGTTATCTACCGTGTTAACGGTGAAGATGGCACTTATAAATTTAGAGCTACAGGCGAAGTTGATCTTCCAAAGCCTGATACTCTTGTACCTTATGCTGATCTTACTGAATCAACAGTTCTTGGTTGGGTAAAAGCAAAACTAGATGCTGATAAGGCTGGTACTGTAGCTGCTATTGAAGCTGCTGTAGAAAAAGGTGTTAACGAACAAAAGACCCCAACAACAGGTGTAGGTAAGCCTTGGAGTTAGGTGGAATTTCCTTCCATCACTCTGCCTGATGCTTTAACTATTCCGGGTGCTATAAATATAGCAACTCCAACATTAGAGCAACCTACAGCAGATATACCTAGTTTCCCAACTATAGTTGTAGCTCCTAGTGTATTAGCACCTCCTACAGGTGTTATTACACCGGCGTTTGAAGAGTTGTTAGAAGAGGAACTTGAAAGAAAACAAGAAGGTAAACCACCTAAACCAAAGCAAGAAGCTGCTGAAGTTAAACGTATAGATATACCATTCACTGATCTGACGTTTCCAGTTCCCAAAGAAGAAATACTCGTGACTGCAGGAACAACAGCGTCAGTGAGCGTTATAGCCACCCTTACTGTGACTTCGTTATTTAAGCAAACTGTTAAAGTAATGAAACCTATCATTATGCAGCTTGCAAAACGGATACAAAAAAAATTGAATGGAAACCCCACAGGAAAAACCAAAGAACCTTCTGGGTAAACTGAAGGATGCGGCAGAAGATCAAGAACATCAAATACAGATTCTTGGTACATTTGTACGTTTAGGTGTTGTAGTTTGGAGTGGTTTTATAATCACAATGAACTACGTAGAAATACCTATGGTTAAAAAGTCAGGTAATTCTGATATCACGTTCGTTGCTAGTGTCTTTACTGGAGCATTAGCGACCTTTGGCCTTACTACAGGCAACAATAAAAAACAAGGTCCAGTAAATTGTCCCATGGCTAAAAAGAAACCAGAATGAACAAGTATTTACTATTTTTGCTGCTACTATTTCCAGCTGCAGCTAGAGCAAATACAGTCACCCCTGCTTTCACCCAAGGTAGTATGAATAGTACTACAAACTCTACACAACAAATCGTAGAAACCATACAAACCACAGTATACGGAGGCGATTATTCCAGTTGGACTGGTCACAATATAACCCCTACAGGGCATATCAACGATCACGCAACAAGCTTCGATATAACAACTCCCGGTCAGAACTTTCAGCTAGAAATAGTGAACAGAGCTGCAGGGATAATCGAAGTAACAGATACAAACAGAACAATAGACACAACCTCGCTAACTACTTCCTTGTCAGTCTTCTCTCAATAGGAGCAGGGGTACCAGTTAAAGCTGAAGAAGGGAATACAGTGTTAAATCCACAGACTTCAGCTGCAGCGACAGGAAATGTAACGAACCAAGCTGTGCAATTCCAGAACAATTCTGGAGTTTCACGGCAACAATACGGTAGAGGAGTGGTTTGTAACGGTCCCGTTATGAGCCTTTCCCCTTACTATCTAGGTACTGAAGGTAAACCATTCGATCCTGAGTCTTATAATATAACTCATAACTGGGGAGTACAGATGTCTTTCATGGTACCACTAGATAGAAAGTCTGTTGATATATGTAAAAAGATTGCTGAGAAAGAATTACAAAAACAACGGCTCGATTATGAGCTTGTTCGCATAGATAACTGCACAAGATTCATGCAAAGAGGTTTTACACTTAAACCGGGGACTGATTTCGTCTCACTTTGTAATGATGTAGTGCCTATTGCTGTTTTATCAGCACAAGATAAACAAAAACAACCCACTAAGAAGAAATGATTCTACTAATTAAGCCCATCCTTATCAAGTTTGCTACATCAACATCAGTAAAAAGATTGTTAATTGATGTGTTAAAAAAGCTTGTTTCCACTACTGATAATACCTTAGATGATAAGGCTGTAGAAATTATAGAGAAACAACTATTTCCCGGTACATAATGGCTAGAAAAGCTACGGAAGATCAGTTTAACGAGTTACACAACCTCGTTACGACTGAATTCCTTAAAAGAGTTAAGAGTGGAGAAGCTACCGCCCACGAATTGAAAGCAGCCTGTGATTGGCTAGTTAAGAATGACATCAGTGGTATTGCCTATGAAGGTACTGCACTGGATAAATTGGCAGCTGTAATGCCCAAAATCGACCCAGACCTTGTACAACGGAGATTATATGGCAAAAGCAAGCACGAGGTACTATAGATCTCACGCTAAGGCACGTGCAAAGAAGAATGCCTATCAAAAAAAGTTCAATAGTTCTAAACTACAAATACGAAAAAGGACAGCACTAAATGCCGAAAACAGAAGGCGAGGAACCTATGGTAATGGCGATAACTTGGATGTCTCGCATAAACAAAGCGGGGGCACCAAGCTCGAAGCCCAATCCAAAAACCGAGCCAGAAACCGAGGTAAAGCCAAAGGATGACACCTCTACTACCAACTCCTAAACATTACTTATACAATCTAATAACCATGACAAGTCCTGACGCTAAGAAGC